AAAGGCTGATAGTGCAGAAGCTAATGGCCCTCGGGCTTTAAAAGACCCACATGTAGTTGAGTACCTGGAGCAGAAACGTGTCCAGGCTGAAGATAAAGCGGATATCTCTGAGGAACGGATTTTGAAAGAGCTGGCCTGTTTGGCGTTTTTAGACCCAGCTGATTTTTATCAAGAAAACGGCGATTTAAAAAGCATTCACGATATACCTGAACATGCACGTCGCGCCCTGTCTGGCATGAAGATAACCGCTGTTCTAGCAAATAAGGATGATGAAAGTTTAGTGACGAATAAGGAAATTAAATATAACGATAAAAAACCATCACTGGAATTATTAATGAAATACAAGGGCATGCTCACAGAGAAGATTGAGCATTCTGGCGGCGTTGGGGGCGTTTTGCTGGTACCTGGCGACGTGAGTTTAGAAGAATGGCAGAAGCAACACAGCCCAAACCAAACGTAATCTGGACACCTTGGCCGGGTGGCCAAACAAAGTTTATTACTTGTCCGATTAAAGAGATATTCGCGGAGGGGAATCGGGGTGGCGGGAAGCGATTAGCTGACGATCAGCCAGTGTTGACCGATCGCGGGTGGTTGATGGCAGGGAATGTTACTAAGACAGACAGATTGGTTGCGCCGGATGGTACATATACACGCATAGCGGGTATGTATCGTGGTAAACAGGAGCCGTATTACCGCATAACAACCGAGGGCGGCGCGTCAGTTGTCGTGTGCGGTGAGCATAATTGGCAGACGTATAGCGGAAAGAATGGGAGTCGAGACGGTTGGCAGGTCAAGACAACTGACGAATTACGGAAGCTAAGTGGCGATTATTATTTACCGCTGATGAGTGCACCAGCACCTGGTGAAAAATGGGGCGGTCTCGATCCGTACATTGCCGGATATATCTTGGGTGACGGTACAACGAATGCGGCAAACGTTGTTATCTACACGGTGGATGACCATACGGTTGAATATCTGCAACACGCAGGATGGCGCAAATATAATTACGATAGTCAAAGCACAATAATGATGACATGCCCAAAGCCGGAAGGCAGGATATGGCAGTCGTTGCTTGGCAGGCATGCAGGGAAAGATAAGCGCGTACCTGAATCACTGCTTATGTCAGACCCGAAAACCCGACTAGCTGTTTTGCGTGGGTTAATGGATAGTGATGGGAGTGTAGAGACGGGGAACGGAACGTCGGTGAGGCCGGGCGGGCAATGTTCGTTTGTTAATACATCGAAACCTTTAGCAGAGGCTGTGCAATATCTAGTCCGCTCACTGGGTGGCAAGGCGAGAGTCCGCTGGAAGGATAAGCATAGCGAACGGGGGGGTGATACGCACGGCTACTGGCATGTATCCATAACTCACGCCAATAAATTCAATCCGTTTTTGATGCCAAGAAAAGCTGGGTTAGTACGTAAGCAGAAAGGCGACAAAGACAGAATAGTGTCTATCGAACCGGTTGGATTACGTGACGGTGTTTGTTTTGAGGTTGAACACCATTCACATTTATTTGTCACGAAAGATTTTATCGTCACGCACAATACTGATACGTTGATTATGAAATACCTGCGCTATGTGGGTGTGGGTTTTGGCCCAGCATGGACGGGTATTATTTTTCGCCGTGAATATAAACATCTGGATGACATCGTTAAGAAGTCGAAACGATGGATACCGCAAATATTTCCCGGTGCGAAGTGGAAAGCTTCAAAGAGTGATTATAAGTGGGTATTTCCAGACGGTGAGGAATTGTTATTTCGCCGGATGAAAGACCCGGATGACTACTGGTCATATCACGGCCATGAGTATCCGTTCATTGGCTGGGAAGAGTTAACCAACTGGCCGACTGATGCCTGTTATGAAGTGATGCGGTCATGTAATCGTTGTTCGGTTGCTGATGTACCCCGTTTTTATGTTTCAAGTGGTAATCCATTTGGTGCCGGCCATGGATGGGTAAAAGAACGATTCATTGATATCGGGCCTGAAGGTACGGTGGTTGATGATGGTCAGGGTAATAAGCGTGTTCGGATACACGTTGATTTAGAAGACAACATCACGATGATGGAAAACGATCCAGATTACGAAAAGAATCTGAATGGTATCCAGAACGAAGAATTGAAGAAAGCCTGGCGGCATGGTGACTGGAATATCACTGTAGGTGGTTTCCTACAAGGGATCTGGGAAACAAAACGGCATGTTATTAAACCGTTTATGCCACCGATAGACTGGCCACGATGGCGTGCGATGGATTGGGGTACGGCTAAACCCTATTCGATTGGTTGGTACACCATTAATCCGGACGGGGTTGTGATTCGTTACCGCGAATTGTATGGCTATGGCGGTAAGGCTAATACCGGCACTAAGGAATCTGGTACCGAAGTAGCCAAAGCGATTAAGAAAATTGAAGCCAGAGAAATACGGGCGGGTGCCAAGTTCAGAAAGAACCCGGCGGATTCGAATCTGTGGACTAATACGGGTAATGAGAAAACCGTAGGTGACTTATTCAAAGCGCAGGGCGTGCGCTGGGTGAAAGCACAAAAAGGCCCCGGTTCACGAGTAAATGGTGCGGCATTAATCATTGATGCCTTAAAGCACGATAAATTTCAGGTGACTGAAAACTGTAAACACTGGTTACGTACCGTGCCAGTGCTCATGCCGAATGAGAATAACTGGGAAGATGTCGATACTGAAATGGAAGATCATGCATGGGACGAAACCATGTATTCACTCAGGTCGCGGCATAAGGTGATTCAACCTGATCATGAAGAAGAAGGACCGAAGCCCGGTACCTTTGACTGGTTGTTGAAAGTTAGTAGTACGAGTCGAACAGAGCGAGTTTTATGATTTTTTACCGGTGAAAAAAGAGAGGGCTATAAAATGAAGGCACAAGCGTTAGGTGAAAGTAAGGCGGCTGTGGCGGTAGGCGCGGCTGTTAATATGAGTACAACTCCATTTATGGATCGTCATTCAGTAGTGGGTTGCATTGATGTATCGCCAAACTTTAATGGAACATACAAAATTCAGGGCAGTGACGACAATGTAACGTTTACTGACTTGCTCACTGTGACAGGTGCAAGCCAGCCAAACAAGAAAGTCAGCATTCAGTTGAAACGTTACATGCGGGACAATATGACTGTTTTTACAGCCGGTTCAGCAAGCTCATATTTACTGGGCTAACAGGACGTAGTTAAAACGATATGTCTAATTCTGCCACTACTGAACAGGAAGTATTAAGTCCTGAAGAGGAAGAAACACGTAAGCAAGACCGTGCGCTTGTTCAGAAGTGGCAGGACATTATCAGTGCAACAAAAAAACATGAGATGTTTAGTAGTTATCATAAACAAATCAAAGAACATCGTTTACGGGTTCGTGGTGTTAAAAATGGTGTCGGTACAGACATGGTGCGCACTAATCTGATTTATTCAGAGATAGCATCGATGTTGCCGCATATCTATGCACGTAATCCTGAAATTAGCATTACGCCTTCTGAGGCAGTCCATCCGAAAAGTTATGCGATATGGAAACAGTTTACCCGTACCGCCCAGGTAGTGGTTAATCGTTTGCTGGATGATGCCAATTTAAAGAAATACGGCAAGGTATCAGTACGGTCTGCTCAAACCTGCAAGATTGGATGGGTGAAAGTCTCATATCAGAAAGACGTTAAAACTGACCCGTTAATTAAAGACCGAATTAATGATACGCAGGATAATATTCAGCATATCGAACACCTGCTTAAAAAATGTGAGCAGGATGATGAACGTGATGAACTGGAGTCAAAGAAAGCAGAGCTGAAAGTTTCTGTCGAAGCATTAGAACAACAGGTTGAAGTTGTGCATGCCGAGGGCATTGTGCTTGATCGCCTGTTAAGTGAAGACGTGTTATGGGATGCCAGTGTTCGTGAGTTTGAGTTTATTACCGAACATTCTTCCTGGATAGCCCACCGTATCTGGTATACGGCAGATAAATATGAGTCCACGTTTGGTAAGAAGCCAGATAGTAAGGCAAGTACATATAATTCTAAAAAAGAAAAGTCTAATAATGAAAGTGATGAGCCTGAATATGCGGTTTGGGAAATCTGGAATAAAACAACCAGTACAATTTTCACTATCTGCGAAGGTGATATTGACTGGGCAAGAGAACCTTATCAGTTAGACAAACTGGGGGAACGTTGGTATTCCTTGTTCCAACTAGCATTACACCCAACAGATGGACATCCTTTGCCATTGTCTACG